GATGAGAACTTTGGATGAGCAAAAAGAACTTTTGGCAAAGGGCGCATCGAAAACTTTAAAAAGTAAACATCTTGAGGGCAAAGCTTTTGATATTATGGCATTTGTCAACTCAAGGGCATCTTGGGAATTAAATCTGTACGATGATCTAGCTGACGCAATCAAAGAAGCAGCTATCAATCTAAATGTCCCTATTTGCTGGGGGGCAGCATGGGCCGTCCCAGAAAAAGGTTATCCTATGGATATTCGTAAGTGGGAAGGAACTATGGAAGAAGCCATGAATGCCTACATTGATTTGCGTAGGTCGCAGGGTAAACGTCCGTTTATTGATGGTCCACATTTTGAACTCATAGACTAAACGTGTAAAGTATGTATAGTACACAAGAGGACTACAGGGACAATATGTAATGGACGTTATTGACTTATCGAAATATTTGTATAAAAAATTAGAAGAGCGGCAAAAGGATATATCTTTTTCCCTCGCTAATGGTGCTGTTAAAGATTGGGAACAGTACAAAATGTCAGTAGGAGAGATACGGGGACTCTCTTTTGCTCGTGAAGAAATCAAGTCCCTGCTGGAGAAAAACGTAGACGATGTCGAAGACTTTATATCTTCCTGACCATGTCGCGCAGAAAATGAACAAAGAGAAAGACGCTGCAAAAGCTGAAGTCTCTGGTGTTGCAATTGATAGCGCGTATGTGGATGCACAGGAGCGCGTACTAGAGCCATCCCTTTTAGATAAACCGTTACTTGAACGTTTGCCTCAACCAACTGGTTGGCGGCTTTTAGTTATGCCGTATCAAGGCAAATCTAAAACTTCGAGCGGCTTATACATTCCTGACGAAGTTCGAGAACGGGAATCGATTGCTACTGTAGTAGCATACGTTCTTCGAATAGGACCTTTGGCATACAAGGATCCAAACAAGTTCGGGCCTGATGGAGCACCTTGGTGTGAAGAAGGTCAATGGGTTTGCATAGGCAGATACTCAGGTTCTCGTTTTAAAATTGACGGCGGTGAAGTCCGCATCATTAATGATGATGAGGTTATTGCTACAATTTTAGAACCAGATGATGTGAAACAAGTATAGGGGCAGGATTATGGCTGAAGAAAAACAAGAAGTTGAAGAGCAAGAAATTATTGTAGAAGAAGAAAAAGAAGACACTAAAGCAGAAGAAAAGGTTGAAAAAAAGACCGAGGTAGCTGCTGCTGAAGGTGATGATGAACTCGAAGATTACGGTGAGAAGGTACAGAAACGTATCAAAAAACTTACCGAGCGTTATAGAAATGAACAACGTGACCGTGAAGAAGCGGTGCGAATGGCGCAAAAGTTGTTGGATGAAAACAATAAACTTAAAGGTCGAGTGCAACAATTAGATAACGGATATTTAAGTGAGTATGGAAACCGCTTATCTACACAAGAACAGTCTGCAAGAAGTGCTTATAAACAGGCATATGAGGCAGGTGATTCAGACGCAATGCTTGCTGCACAAGAGCAAATTGCTCAAGTTGCAATAGATAAACAACGGTATGGAGCAGCAAAAAATCGTGTTGATCAACAACAAAAAGCACAGCCACAACAACAAGCGCAGCCACAACCACAGGCGCAGCCACAACAGGCTCAAACCCCTGCAAAGGTTGATCCAAAGGCTAAAGACTGGGCTGAAAAGAACGAGTGGTTTGGCAATGATAAGATCATGACCACCGCTGCTTTTACGCTACATCAACAACTTGTCGAAGAAGAAGGGTTTGACCCGAACAGCGATGAGTATTATACTGAAATAGATGGTCGTATTCGTTCGGAGTTTCCGCACAAGTTTAATACGGCTAAGAAATCGGGTGGAAATCAGGTCGCATCTGCTGGTAATTCCGCATCCCGCACTAACAAACAGGGGCGCAGGTCGGTCAAGTTATCGCACTCACAAGTAGCGATTGCGAAAAAACTGGGCGTACCTCTCGAAGAATACGCCAAGTATGTAAAGGAGTGATATAATGGCTGACACTAGAACACCGCGCAAAAGCGCGACACGCGAAAATGAAACGCGCAGAACACCATGGGCACCGCCCAGTCATCTTGCTGCACCACCCCCTCCTGAAGGGTTCGTGCATCGCTGGATAAGAGTCGCAATGCGTGGCGAGGAAGACAAAATGAATGTCAACTCCAAGCTGCGTGAAGGATGGGAACCCGTCCGTAAAGATGAATATCCAGACTACGAAGCTCCAACTATTGACGAAGGTCGATACGAGGGCGTCATAGGACAAGGTGGTCTGATGCTGTGCCGTATTCCTGCCGAAACAGCCCAAGAGAGAAACGAGTATTACGGGAGCCGAACCCGCGAACAGATGGTAGCTGTAGATCAGGACCTTATGAAGGAACAACATCCTTCAATGCCGATACAAAATAATCGGCAAAGTCGTGTAACGTTCGGCGGATCAAGACGAGACGCCGACTAACTTAGAGGATTGCTACTATGGCAAACACTAACGGTGCATTCGGGTTACGCCCGATTGGAGTAGTCGGTCAGGCTGCTAACACTACTGGTGCGACCGAGTATCGTATCGCCTCTGGAAATACAAACACGATCTTTCAAGGCTCTCCTGTTATTCCGCTTTCAACTGGTTTTATTGACAAAGTTGGCGCGGCTGCTGGGGGCACTGTTGGTCTCGTGGGTGTTTTCTGGGGTTGCGAATACGTTTCGTCCACCACTGGTGAGAAAATTTTCTCAAACAACTGGCCTGGTTCTGGCGCGGATTCTAACCATCCCGTCAAAGCCTTCGTGTATGACAACCCAATGCAAACATTTGTTATATGTTCAGACGCTTCGCTAACTAGCGCGGCAACTGCGCGTGGACATGTGTTCGCAAACGCAAACTTCGCAGACGGTGCTGCTGGTAATTCAACCACAGGTATTTCTTCTGCTAAGTTGGGTGTCAGCACAATCGCCACCACTGCTAATTTAAATCTGAGAATTATGGGCCTACAAGATGACCCAGACAACTCAGACTTTACTGCGGCTGGTATCCCTGTAATTGTTCGTTTAAACAACTCCTTCAATTCCGCCAATGGCGCGATTGCAGGTGGCACTGTTTCAACGACTGGCGTATAAGGAGACTAACTTATGGCTATATCTCGCGCTCAACTAGCGAAAGAGTTGGAACCTGGTCTCAACGCCTTGTTTGGTATGGAGTACGATAGGTACGAAAACCAACATGCAGAGATTTACACAACAGAATCCTCGGATCGTGCATTCGAAGAAGAGGTTATGTTGAGTGGTTTCGGCGCAGCACCAACCAAATCGGAAGGTTCTGCAATCAACTACGACGACGCTAACGAAGCATACACTGCTCGTTACAACCACGAAACAATAGCGTTGGCATTCTCAATCACTGAGGAAGCTATCGAAGACAATCTTTATGATCGTCTTGGTTCACGTTATACTCGTGCGTTGGCTCGTTCAATGGCACACACAAAGCAAGTTAAGGCCGCTGCGGTTCTTAACAACGCATTTACTGCTGGCGCATCTGCTGGTGGTGACGGTGTTGCGCTTTGTGCAACGAATCACCCGCTTACTTCAGGTGGTACATTTGCCAACGAACCAGCAACTGCTGCGGATTTGAATGAGACATCTCTTGAAGATGCTCTTATCAGCATCGCAGGTTTTGTTGACGAGCGTGGTCTCAAAGTCGCGTTGCGCGGCACCAAGTTGCTCATCCCACGTCAACTGCAATTCGTTGCAGAGCGTTTGATGGTATCAAACTTGCGTGTTGGCACAGCCGACAATGACACTAATGCATTACGTTCAATGGGTATGTTGCCAAACGGTTATGCCGTTAACGACTTCCTAACGGACCCAGATGCGTTCTTCGTCATGACTGACGCGCCTCGTGGATTTATCCACTTTGAGCGTACGCCAATGACTACTGGTATGGAAGCAGACTTCGACACTGGCAACATGCGCTTCAAAGCGCGTGAGCGTTACAGTTTTGGATTCTCAGATCCACGTTCAGTATTTGGTTCGCCAGGTGCGTAAACTTATGTTATAGTGTAGGTGGTGTTTCATACACCTCCTCCCTGAACTAAGGGGCAGCTTCGGTTGCCCCTTTCTTTTTGTTTAAAGATAAGGTACTCTGTTTGTATCCCTGACAGTCACATGGTGTGACTGACTAACCCTAGACAGGAGATCAACATGGGTACGACAACTTTTTCAGGTCCGATTCGGGCTGGTAATATTAAAAACACAACTGGAACTACAGTTGGATCAGACATAGCAAACGTTGGTTATGTCGTCATGACTCAGCAACATGTAATGGATATATCTGGTGGTGCTGTTGCAGCAGAAGCCACAACGGTAGTAATTCCTGCTAACTCAAAAATCGTAGACATAATTGTCGATTTAGAAGCGGCGGCTAACACCACAACAAATATTAGTGTTGGTGATACGGTAGGCGGTGCAGCAACTCTCGTTAACGCAGTCGCTTCTGGAACTACTGTAGGTATTAAAGCGTTAGGTGCTTCTGGTGGTGGTACACTTACATGGAAAAACACTGGTACATCTGATTTAAAATTAACGGCTACTTCAAGTGCAGCATGTAATGCGGGATCAGTCGTTATAACAGTAATGTATGCTCAAGCGTTTAATACGGCTATTCAACCTTAATAGGAGATGTTAAATGGCTGCTTCTATTTTTGCTAAAACAGCTACGGCTACTGGAACACTGCAAAGTGGTCGAACTAGATTGAAAGCGTTTATAGTAAAAACCGCTAGTTCTGGTTCTCCACAGGTTGTGTTTAAAAATGGCAGTGGTGGCGCAACTCAGTTNGACGTGGTGTTTAACACCAGTGACTGGGTTCAAGTCTCCATTCCAGATCACGGCGTCATCTTTGACGACGAGTGTCATATTACCCTAACTAACATAACCTCAATAACAGCTATGTTTGGTTAATACTATGGCAGAGCGTAAAAGCGACAAGATGCCAAAACGAAACAAAAAGAATTTCCGTTCCACTAAATCTGGAGCGGGGATGACCAAAGCGGGAGTTGCAGCTTATCGGCGTAAAAATCCCGGTTCTAAGTTAAATACTGCTGTTACTGGTAAGGTTAAAAAGGGAAGTAAAGACGCAAAGAGACGTAAGTCTTTCTGTGCTCGATCTGCGGGTCAAATGAAAAAGTTTCCCAAAGCAGCAAAAGATCCCAACTCTCGGTTGAGGCAAGCTAGGAAGAGGTGGAAGTGTTGAACAAACAAGTAACTATAACTATCGTAACAGCTTTCGTAATTGGTGTTGGAGGTGTTGGTTACAGTTGGGCTGATTGGGTCACTAAAACTTTAATCGCTGTAGACAAACGAACAGAGGTCATGGCCTCACAAATTGATTTTATGAAAACTCAAATGGAGATACGTTATGGCAATGTCCAGGGCACAGATGCGACAGCAGATTTCAAAGCCGCCTCAAAAGAGTAGATCCACTCCAAAAGGTTTAACTTACTATAAAAATGGTGGAAAAGTTTCTTCTAAATCAAAAGGTAGCAAGATTTGCCCTGAAGGTAAGGCTTGGGCAAAAAGAACGTTTGACACGTATCCTTCAGCTTATGCAAACTTAGCCGCTTCAAAATACTGTAAAGATCCTAACTATGCTAAGAAGTCCAAAGGCGGTAAGCGAAAGGGCAAGTAGATGGGAGAACTAAAGAAATGGTTAGACCAGAAATGGGTAAGGATAGGAACAGATGGTAGTATCAAAGGTGAGTGCGGGACTTCAAAAGATAAAAAGAACCCTGACCGATGTCTTCCGGCAGCTAAAGCACGTTCTCTTTCTAAAAAGGATAGAGCAGCGACTGCAAAGAAAAAGAAAAAAGCTGGAAAAAAAGGAAAAACAGTCGTCAAAAACACAAAAAAAGCAGAAGTTAAAAACCTCAAATACGGAGGTGAAATCCAAACAACCAAACCAAAAAGGCCGTTCAAGGGGAAGACCAAGAAAGGTACGGTAGTGGCAAAAGGTTGCGGTGCAGTAATGGAAGATCGGCGTAAACGCACACAAGGTGCAGTTAAACAGTTCTAAAAGGAGAACTCACATGGCAATGAAGAAAAAAGGTTATCGTAACGGTGGCAAGATAAAGCCCAAGGGAATGAAGATGGGCGGTAAGGTTAAGCCCAAGGGGATGAAGATGGGCGGCAAGGTCAAGCCTAAAGGTATGAAGATGGGCGGTAAGGTTAAGCCCAAGGGAATGAAGAATGGTGGCAAGGTCAAGCCCAAGGGAATGGCTAAAGGTGGTAGAGTTGGTGGGGCGCAAGTTTCAGGCTCAGGTTTCAAAGGAATCTTCTAAACCAAATGCCATATTTACAAAGTAACATCCCTTACTTCAAAGCATGGGTTCGTCGTGAATATACTCACAATCATGAGAAGTATCACGGCGAATTTATACATGCTATGGTTGTTGCTGTAACTACGCTTCCAAATCGATCCCTTAGTTTTCAAGTAATCTTTACTGGCTGTGAAGCAGAGGGTGATGAAGAGGATACC